ATGTATGGCCAACAGTATAGTCTGAGCGGAGCAGGATTTAACAATTATCTCAATCCCACAAACTATTATGTAGTTGACACAAACGGAACAAATCTAATTACTTTGTCCACAGCACCAAATGGATCTCCGATTGCTTCTGCAGTGGGAACACCTTCGGGACTGACAGCCAATGTGGTTATCAGTATTGTAACTTTGAATAGCAACGATGGCTTATCTACAGGACAAAAATTGGTTGTTACAGGTGAGGGCGGCGGCGGCCTAAAACCGGGATCCTATTATATTGTTAACCCATCTGTGGGTCCAAATCAAGTCACACTGGCCAGCAGTCTTGCTCTAGCACAAGCAGACAAACCTATTAACACTCTAACCAGTTCCACGCTATCAAATACCACATTCAGCTCAGGCGGGCAGGATATTGGTATAGGATTTGTCCCAGACAATGCTGATCAAATTGATGTATTTGTTGGCGGATACAATACCACAATATGGGAACCCAACACCAAATACAGTATAGGACAGCTTGTTTCAACAGGTCCTTATACCTATCGATGCATAGTAGACCATACTAGTTCAACAGCATTTGGTAAAGATCTTGCCAACTGGTATTTCTTTGTAGAAAATACACGATTGAAGAAATCTTCCTACAGTATATTTGATGTAAATAAAGCTCCTTATAGCCCAGCCGGTGACAGAGATTTCCCAGCAGATTTTATTGTTGACGGTGTTACAGCAACCGTTACACTAACAAATCCGCTAAGTCTTGGCACACAGGTTACTGTGATTAAGAAGACAGGTATTGCCTGGGACGGCAATAAAAATGCTCCAGTTAACATACTAAATGATAGTAGTGCTATTGCTAATTTTATCAAGGCAGCTCCTGGAATTTGGTACACTGAATACAAACAAATAAGTAATAGTACAATCAAAGGAAATTTTGACAATACTACTGTGTTATTTGACAATAATAATACAATAACATTCGATCAAGGATAAGATATGACACAACAGATAATTGCCACAGGCTCAGCGGCAAATGACGGTACTGGGGATACACTTCGAAGTGCTGGTACAAAGATAAACGCTAATTTTTCGGAATTGTATGCTAACATTTATACATTGCCAACTGCACAACCTCCAGCAAACAATTTAGGTATACCGGTTGCAGGAAGACTAGGCGGAGTAATACCAGACGGTAATACGATTACTATCACAAACGGAGTTATCAGTGCTGTGTCGAGCGCGGCATCAGCTGGTGCATTAACCGGTACAGCGTTAAAATCAACAGTGGTCAGCTCAAGTCTAACCAGTGTTGGCACGCTGACAAGCCTAACAGTGAGTGGCACAACCACTTTGTCTACATCGCTTAACGGTTTGTTAAAAAGTACAAATGGTCTAGTATCCTCAGCAGTTGCAGGTACAGATTATCTAGTTCGAGGAAGCCTCAGCGTAGCAGTTGCTAGTAATAGTGGAGGCGGCAATTTAACTTACAGCAACGGTATCTTTACATTTACACCTCCGCTGATTCCAAATTACTCAGTAACAACTGCCACACCTAGCGGTGATGGCTCACTAAGCATAAGCGGAACAGTGTTTACATACACACCTTATAGTTTGCAACCAGCTACTACAGCTACACTAGGAGGTGTCAGAGTTGACGGTAGTAGCGTCACTATCAATAACGGTGTAATCAGTGTTAGTACAGGTCTAAGCGGCAGCATAAGTTTCAAAGGAACATGGAATGCAAGTACCAACACTCCTACCCTCAGCAGTAACCAAGTGGGCGCAAACGCAGGTTGGATGTACATTGTGGGCACCAGCGGAACCCAAAACTTAGGAGCTGGATCGTTTACCTATCAAGCAAGCGATTTGCTAGTGTATGATGGTGTAAACTGGATTGATATTGCATCAAATAATGGTGTGGTATCATTCAATTCTAGAACCGGCGCAGTATTGTTGACCAGCAATGACGTTACATCGGCATTGGGATACACTCCATTACGAACCAGCGACCTAAGTTCATATTTAACAGGGATTAGTCAAAGTCAAGTTACATCAGCATTGGGATATACCCCACTCCAGGCAAGTAGCCTAAGCATTGTAACAAATGCAGCCAGCGGATCTGGCAGTTTAAGTTATTCAAGCGGTGTATTTACATTTACACCTTATGCTTTGCCAACAGCAAGCACCGCGGTGCTCGGTGGTGTTAAGATTGACAACAGTACAATCACAATCAGCAATGGAGTTATTTCTGTCAGCAGTGCGTTAACCAGTGCCACACAATTTAAAGGCAACTGGGATGCAACTAATAACTCTCCGTTATTGGGTGGAAGTTTACCCGCTGGAGTTGTTGCTGGATGGGAATATATTGTTAGCGTAGCTGGAACCAGAGATATAGGCAATGGAAGTACAGCATATTCTATTGGAGACTTGGTGATATATGATGGAGCCAAGTGGGTACGCATACCTGGCGGCAACGCTGTTACATCGTTTAATACACGTCAAGGTGCAATTTCATTGACTAGTAGTGATGTTACTACTGCACTGGGTTTTACACCTAGTGCATTAATTGGTTCTTCTAGTATAACTACACTGGGCACCATTGCTACCGGAATTTGGAACGGTAGTGTGATTGCAGGACAGTACGGCGGCACTGGAGTAGCCAATACTGGCAAGACAATTACGCTGGGCGGCAACTTAACTACTGCTGGTATTTTTACCACATCCGGCGCATTTACAACCACACTGACTGCCACATCTGATACCACATTGACTTTGCCAACTACTGGCACACTGGTCACACGAGCAGGCACAGAAACATTAACTAATAAAACACTTGGAGCCACCACAATTGCCGGCAGTTTAATTCCTGATACTGATATTACCTACGATCTCGGTTCCACCTCTTATAGATTCAGAGACCTATATCTAAGTGGAAGCTCAATTAAATTAGGCAGTGCAACTATAACTTCTTCTGGTACCACATTGTCCATACCAGCATCAAGCACGTTGACAACGCCGGTAATTGCTAGTAATATTACAACGGCCAGTACAAGTTTTGATCTTGTTAATACAACTGCTACTACAGTAAACTTTGCTGGTGCGGCAACTGTTGCATTAAAGATTGGTGCCAGCGGTGCACCTATTACAGGATTTGCCGCAACAGCTACATCAACAAGTACAGCCGCAAGTTTAGGTTACTTAGGTATGCCACAGCAGAGTAAATCAGGTGCCTACACAACAGTCATTGGTGATGCAGGTAAACACATTTATGTAACAGCTACGGCAACTATTACCATTGACTCTAATGCCAACGTGGCTTATCCAATAGGCACAACTATTGCATTTATTGCGGCAGCTGGCGCAACAGTGACTATCGCAATTACTTCAGACACAATGTATTTAGGTGGTACTGGCACAACAGGATCACGCACACTGGCTGCATATGGTATGGCCACTGCGGTCAAGGTTACTAGCACAAGCTGGTTTATCAACGGCACAGGATTAACATAATGACTGGTATCATGATGCACAATATGAGCCACAAGGCTGGCCCGGCTCCTGCCACAGTGGTTTATAATCTTGATGCGGCTAATTATTCTGCTATGCCTGCGAATGGAGTAACTATAACTGGCAGTTACACATTAACAGTCAGTAACACAAATTCAAGAATTAGTTGGAACGCGGTCAATGGCGGAGTGTTTAGAAGTGCCTATATTGGAGATGCCATGGGTGATTATATGTCCGGCGGGCCAAACTACAGCAACGGCAATCAAAGTTTTACAATATTCATAGCTTATAAGTTAGCTACATCAAGCTCAGGACGGTTGCTTAACACAGGCAACGAAGCCAATGGCGATTTTGTCATGGGCGCATACAACGGTCGACCAAAAGTTTATTTTACTGCCGCTCAAAATATCAATTTGAGTGGTGCTACCGCAGACACAGTTTGGCATTTGGACTGGGCAACATTTAACAAGACCACAGGTGTGGCTAACCTATATTCAGCTACCAGCGTACAGCCCACGACCTATACGTATACAGCAACCAATACTGCCATACGAGGCCCTAACCAATTGAGATTGTTTAATAGGCAAAGCGGTACTGAGGCACATCCAGCTGACATTGGCGTGATAAAGGTGTGGGATGGTGCCTTAACTTTGGCTCAGGTTCAGACTGAATATGCGGCCTATAAAACCCGATTTGGATATTAAACTAGCACATTATGAAAACAGCTAAATACAAGATAAAGAGAGTTAACTATGCATAAAGATCAAACTGGAGTCCATATTGAAGGTCATATCAAGATATATGATCCTGAATCTAAAGAAGTTTACATCAATAAACGCAATGCAATCCACTACGAAAATATGAGTATTGCTTTGGCCAATACCATGATCAACAACGGTCAAGGCTACATATATCAAATGGCCTTTGGCAACGGTGGAACCAGCATTGATCCTACCGGAATCATTACATATCTAACTCCTAATTCAAGCGGAACTAATGCCAGTCTTTACAATCAAACATATACCAAAGTTGTAGATGGCACAGCCAGTACCAACATGGACGCAACACGCAATTTCACAGAAGTGCGTCATGTAACTGGAACAAACTACAGCGATATATTTGTGACCTGCTTGTTGGATTATGGCGAGCCTAGCGGTCAATCTGCTTTCGACACCACAATCAACGGCGAAACAACATTTGTATTTGACGAACTAGGGTTACAAAGTTACAGCCCAACAGGCAATAATTTATTACTAACACATGTGATATTCCATCCTGTGCTAAAGAGTTTAAATCGTTTGATACAGATCGATTACACAGTGCGTATACAAAGCCTTACTGGCTTGGTAAATGTTTAAGGGGCTATAGATGACATACACAGTTTCATTTACTGACTCAACAAATCCTGCCAAACCTCCGATTACAGTTGCAGACGGTGCGCTAAACAATCAAACCAGTTTGTCACTGGTAGGTCAAAATTATTCAGGATATGGGCCTGTAATAGCAGGAAACTTTTTACATCTGTTAGAAAATTTTGCCAGTGGTATTGCTCCTATCAATCCTGTTCAAGGACAATTATGGTACGACACCAATGTAAATTCCAACATACTTAGAGTATACAACGGAACTCAATGGATAGAAGCAGGAGCACTGAAAAAAGCCACAGCAGCCAATCAACCTAGTGTTTCGGCCAGTGTAGCAGGAGACCTATGGGTCGACACTACCAACAGTCAACTTTATCTATTTTCAGGTGCAAGCTGGTTATTGGTTGGTCCCACATACAGTGCAGGATTGCAAACAGGTCCAATAGTAGAGTCTATAGTTGATACTTCGAACATAAGCCACCCAGTTATTTCGATGTATGTAACTAGTACAACAGACAATATATCTTATCGACTTGCAATAATAAGCAAAGACGCATTTACTCCCAAGTCTAGCATCATCGGATATCAAACAATCAAAGAAGGTGTAAACTTATATTCAAACAGTTTAACCAAAGATTCCGCCACTATCTGGGGAACTGCTGACGTGGCCAACAATTTACTGGTTGGTTCCAGCACAGTGCCAGCGGCAAATTTTTTAAGATCGGATGTAACCAGCACTTCAAACAGTGTTCTAAATATTAGAAATGCAGGCGGCTTGAGTATAGGAAATGATCTCAGTTTCAATATTTCACAAGGCCCAACGGCCTTTACGCTATTTTCTAAAAATACCACAAGCAGTATTGAATTCAGTGTAAACGGAAGTACGCTGTTACATTTAGATCCATCTGGATATGTGGGCGTGGGTGCAGGAAATACATCCCCTGCCACCGCTCTCAGCGTAGCAGGAGTTGTAACTTCGGGTATAGCAGGTGCACCTGGCGGACTGATAGTGACTGATGGAGCAAGTCCTATACCAACTACAGTGTTAACTGTCAGCACTACCGGTGGAATCACCACGTCTCTGAACATGACCTCTACAGGCAATTTGTCAGTGGGCGGTGTAGTCACAGTTGGATCTGGATCAGCTGGCGGCGCAGTAATATTACCGGCACCTTCAGTTTCGGTTCCGCTATTTGATATAGGTTCGGCCAGTCAGCCTTTTAGAAACATATATGCCAACACATTTACCGGCAGTTTTACCGGAACATTCGTTGGCTCAGTAACAGGTAATGCCAGCGGCACCGCTACCGCACTACAAAATCCTACACAATTTTCCATTACTGGCGACGTAATTACCACTGCTCCAATCAATTTTACTGGAAATTCAGGACCAGCTACATTAACTACCTTGGTCAGCAACACAATGATTTCGGGAAAGACGGCAGCTACCGGAGCCAGTGCAACAGATCAAATGTTGGTATTGCAAACAAATGCCAACACTTCAAATCTAGTCAGCATGACAAGACAGACTTTTCTATCCGGGGTAGGCATTTTTGCAATACCGGCTGGAGTTATGATGCCGTTTGCTGGCCCAGTGTCTGCAATTCCTGTGGGATGGTTGTTATGTGATGGCAGTGAGATCAGCACAGCTACATACAATCAATTGTTTTTAGCGATAGGGTTTGTGTACAAGGCACAAATAAATCTATCGGGCGTAAACACGTTTGCTCTTCCGGATATGAGGGGTCGCATGCCGTTGGGATTAACCAACATGAACAACTATGGAAACATTCCTGGATTTACTCAAGCTGTCAACAGTAGTGGACAAACGGTTAATACAGGCGGCCAGCGCGGCACAGTGACAGGAGTGATAACACAAAGTGCAAATCAAACTCCAGCATCTATACTAGGAGCGGTTGGTGGATCCGACGGAACAGTACTATCAGTTGGCCAGATTCCCCAGCACAAACATAAACTAAGTACTACCAATGCTCAATACTATGCTCCGGGTGTAAATGGAGGATCTCCAGACACTAATGCTTCTCAAGGATACAGCATACCGCCAGGCGGAACAGGTTACGGATTGACCAATACCGGAGATATGACAACTGGTGGTGCCGGTGATAGTGTAAACTTGATAAATCCTTTTATGGCAGTTAACTATATAATCTTTACTGGTGCAGGACTAAGCTAATGACATATTCAATTCTTTTAACCAATGGTACTACACTAGTACCCGGTGGCTTGGCCAATGCTACTATCAATCAAACCACTACCGATTTGACCTTGATCGGACAAAACACCTCGGGCTACGGCACATATATCAATCAGAATTTTGTTAAATTATTAGAAAATTTTGCCAATACAAGTCAGCCAAATCATCCTCTCAAGGGACAGTTGTGGTATGATACTAGTCAAAATTTGTTACAAATTTATAATGGCAATCAATTTACTCCAACTGGAAATACTATCGTAGCTGATTCAGCCCCCAGCGGACTGACCACAGGAGGATTATGGATCAATAGTAAAACCAGTCAACTGTACTTTAACGATGGCACACAAACTACCCTAGCCGGACCAGCTTACACAAGACAGCAGGGACTATCTGGATTTATTGTCAGTTCAGTGCTTGACACATTGAATGTCAGCCATACCATTGTGTCTCTTTATGTTGCCAATACACTGATGGGTATTTTTGCCAAGGAATCATTCGTTCCAGCATCAGCCATTACAGGTTTTACTGATACAGTTACAATCAACGCCTACCAAACACGTACAATATTAACAGTAGAATCTGCCTCGGCTAATACATTGATAGTAGGTCAAACAATAACTGGTGACGGAGTATTACCAAATACAATTATCACCAGCTTGACAGTCAATGGTGTGACAGCTAACGGCGGCGTGGGGCAATACCTAGTAAGTACCAATGCCATAGTAACCTCTACAACTATGACCGCAGTGTATGGTACTTTGCAAATCGGGTTTAATGTCAGCACTTATGGAGGCATCAAATTCAATGTTCCAGTAAGTCAAGCCAACTATTTGTTATCGCCCACTGACGGTTCTTTGAAGAACGCTAATAGTTTTTTATCAACTACGTCGGCCTCTCAGACTACTGGCACAATCTCTATAGCTAATTCGGCAGTTGATAGTGTTGGGTCGACACCACAATTGGTGCTAGGCCAATCGGGATATACACAAATTAACACTACTTACAGTGCATTTGAAATAAAAAGTAAGATAGCTAATCAGGATTTTCAAGTCACTTTAAACCCTGCCAATAATGCTACCCAAGCATTTTATATCAACGGCACTGTTTTACGAGTTGGAATCAACGGATTTAATGCCAGTAATCTGCCGCAGGCCACACTGGATGTCAACGGTTCCTTTAGAGTCGCTCCGGGCAATGTTCCACTGCACTATAATTCAACGGGTGTGCAAGGACAAATTGCATGGGATTCAGGATTTATCTATGTTTGTATTGCAACAAATACCTGGGCTCGAGCACCGCTTACAAGCGTTTCTTGGTAACAGCTTAAAATATGATAAATACACTGAAATAAGGATGAGCGACTACCATGTCATATACAATTAATCATTATAACGGCACTTTGTTGGCTACTGTAGCAGATGGCACAGTTGATACAAGTACTAATCTTACGCTAGTAGGCAAAAACTATGCCGGCTATGGTCAAGCGCAAAACGACAATTTTGTCTGGTTGTTAGAAAATTTTGCCAATACTTCAAGTCCAGCAAATCCACTAGCTGGACAAATTTGGTTTGACAGCGGTAACAAGAAATTAAAATTTTGGGACGGAGCAAAATTCCGTATTGCTAGCGGAGCAGAAACTGGAACCACGGCACCTTCCGGACTAACGCTGGGCGATTTTTGGTTCAACACTCAGAGCAATCAGTTGTATGCATGGACTGGCACTACCTTTACTTTAATTGGACCTCAACAAGTGGTAGGTGCTGGGACAACTCAGATGCAATCTGTTAGTGTACTTGATGTTAATAATGTAAGTCATGCTATTATACAAGGTGTTGTTAACGGCCAAACAGTTTTTACTATTGCAGGAAGTGATGCACCATTCAACTTAAACTCTACTACAAATCCAATTACAGGATTTGATACAATACAGCAAGGGTTAACCTTGCAGTATACTATCAACGCCAATAACGGTGTAACATCGGGCAGTCAACGGTTCTGGGGAACGGCAACCAATGCAGAAAAACTAGGCGGTCATAGTATTAGCGAGTTCGTGCTGAATACAGGAACCCCGCAGTTTACCTCTCTAGTTAATTTTAGCGATACAGGATTTACAATAGGTAGTCCTATTTCCAAGCTGGCTATATATAATGCAGGCCAAACGACTCCTACCATACAAAATATTAATGGCACTACAATACAATTTCAAACACTGGTCAACGGATCGACAGTAACTCCGTTGATATTGAATGGTAATAGTGCTACTCCTGGAAATACAATAGCTAATTTAGGATCAGCACAGTTACCGTGGGCCAACGTGTACGGTACTTATCATTGGGGTACAGCCCAGCAGGCTGATGCTCTAAACGTAAACAATGTGTATGTAACCGCAAGCACATCATCCACTCCCGGAACAATCGTAGCTAGAGATAGCAGTTCAAATATTTACGCTAATTTGTTCAACGGTACTGCAACTTCAGCACAGTATGCTGACTTGGCAGAAAAATATTTGCCAGATGCTGAATATCCAACAGGTACAGTTGTAAGTGTTGGTGGTGATCAGGAAATAACTGCTGCCACAGATGGTGATAGAGCTATTGGTGTAATTTCTGCTAATCCAGCATATATGATGAACAGCGATCTTGAAGGCGGTGTTTATGTTGCATTGAAAGGACGAGTTCCGGTATTTGTAGTAGGTCCAATTAGCAAAGGTCAGTATTTGATATCTTGCGGAACTGGTATGGCCACCGCGGCAAATGACAGTTCAACTCCTGGAATTTTTGCTGTTAGTTTAGAAAACAGTAATCATGACGGAGTCAAACTTGTAGAATGTGTGATTCTGTAAAAATAAATAACAAACAAAGGGATATTCAATGCCAAATATAGCCGCTAACGACTATAATGCTATTCAGGGGTTAGTTGCCGGACGATTAGGCACCGGTATTAATACATATGGTCAGACACTTTACAGCGCACAAGTGTCAACTTCTGGAAACATTACAGCACAACAGTGGCAGGCTCTTCTAACTGATATAGCCGCTCTAAACTATCACCAACTAAATGCCGGTCCGCAGTACAATGGATCACCATTAACTGTGCCTTCAAATGGCACTGGTGTATCGATAACGATTGGTACGACTACTTATACCAATGCTCCGCCTGCAGTAAAAATTAAAGAATCAGATCGTGCGGCATATCTTGCAGTGGCAAATGCGCTGGTGAATATCAATCCATCTACAGTTTCAGCTATAAGTTATCCGGGCGCCTTTACTACTAATATTAATGCGGCACAACGAACTACCGTTGCCGCAGGTTCTTTTATTGCACCCAGTATTAGAACAGGCAGTGTTTCTCCTTGGGGAAGCACTATCAACGGAACAGCTCAAGCTAGTCCGGGAGGTCAACAATTGATTAGTATGATTGTTACACTCACGTTTCCAGATGCACTATCTGCTCAATATTATTTTAATACAGGCGGATCTATTCTAGTATCAGGTAATGCCACTGCCGGACAGACAGCAATTTCAAATACCAAAGATTATTCCTGGCAAGTTTTATTGTCCAACATGGGCAATGTTGTTTTTAATTATACCGGCACTGCTTCGTCAGCTAGCAACGGCGTTGGAACTCCTTATGGCTGGAGTTATTTTAACGCGAATAGAAATACAACCAAAACAATTTATACCATAACCACATCGTCATCGTTATATGCTCCTAATCAAGCTGATATACTGTGTAATCTAAATTCTACCGGCACTGTACTTACATTCACACTGGAGCTTCAAGATTTATCCACAGCAATTACTAAAGTTGCTAGCGGTGCGTCACCGGGTGATACACTGTTATATTCTATTGATACACCTGTAACAGCCACTATCTCTACCGGAATGACTATTTCATACGCTTCGGGAAATTATGTGTCAACTAGTGCATACTTGCCAGTGCCTGTGATCACTACGCCTCTCACTGCATAAGTACAAAAAGAGGATCATATGGCAGCTGGACAAGGTTCAAAAATACAAGATACTGACTATAATACTATTCAGGCAATAGTATATAATATTTTATACAATGTATATGGCCAGAGAGATCTAAATACAGTAACACTCAACGGCGGAACAGGCCAAGTAACAAATTCTACAAATTTTAGATCTGATACTCCTACCACTGTTGCGCGAGCCCCGCAGTGGAATGCTCTTCAAAACGATATAAATCGAATACAACGACACATATACAATACTGTACCTAGTCTTACCACAGACACTACCACTGTCAGTATTGGTGAAGCTGACAGAGCCGCATATTTAGCCGCTGCCACAGCACTTAATAGTTCGACCATTTGGTATGGATATCCGGCCGATGCAGTCACCCCAGCCACAGTTGGCGGCACCAATCGAAGTTTAGTCCCAGCACTAAAAACAGCAGTACACATAGTGAATATTCCGTTTGCCAGCACCACCGCTGCCACATATTTTTTCAATGCAGGTAGTAAAATTACTATAGCATCGTCATTGACCCCTCAAGCATCAGGTCTACCAGGCGACTTTGGAACTCTGAATACTGACTGGGTAAACCTATTGGCTATTTCAGGAACCTTGTCATTTACTAGGAATACAACAACATGTGACACTTCTCCCAGTTATGTAACTAATACAAATTTTGGATTTGTCGATGTAACCAGTTCAGAGACTACCATTTTTACTAGAAACATTGCTGACAATCTGTATACTGGCGGAAGTGCTGACAGGTATTATATAACTGTAAAATATGTGGGATCGACATTGACATTTACTAGTTATTTCACCAATACATATACTAGTACAGGTTATGCTACGCCTGGATCAACTCAACCCAGTCCTGCAGTGAACTATCCAATAACTGGGACGTTGTACAACACTGTTACTGCCTACTATGCAACTGGATCAAATGTATCAGTCAGCGGATATTATCCTGCTGCCAATATTACAGATACATTCAACGTTGTTTAATCAAATTAATTAATTCTAATCGCTTGACAAGCTAATTACTATAGTGTAACATAGTACATTACGGAGTCATTCATGGACGAGAGAATTGAAAAAGCATTTGCGGTAGCCAACTATTCAGCTACCTTATCAAATCAACGAAGAATTATTTCAGAGGAATATCAGCAAAAACTGGTATACTATGCCAATGGCGCAACATTCAAAGTTTCTCCAGACCTAATTGCATTTATCAAAACAGTTCTAGATTTGGGGCACACATCAGATATACCATTTTTAGATGCTAATAATTTTCCTGTAGTTATTGAAAACGTTCAGGAATTTTTAGATAATATAGTTTCTGTATACTTTGAAGCTCTAAACGAATACACAGTAAAATATTCAGAGATCAAAAAGAAAAGAAAGATAGCTGACATAGTTGAACTATGACCACAGGTGCATTGATATTCGCCCAGAATAACAAAGTTGTTGACTATGTCAAACTGGCAGTATTTGCGGCTAGTCGTGTTGACCAATACTTGGGCATCCCTGTTAGTCTAGTAACAGATGATAGCATTTGGCTAGAAAAAAATTATCCCGACCACAAATTCAGCTCTGTTATTCAACTAGAGCATGCCACTATGGCGCAGAGCAGAAGATTTAATGATGGTACTATAGCAAGTAATTTTGTTGAATGGAAAAATTGGACACGGAGTCAAGTTTATGATCTTACGCCCTACGATCGCACACTGGTACTAGACAGCGATTATGTTTTAAATTCTAAAGTATTAAAAACTGCACTAGACAATGATCACGATTTTCAAATATATCGTGACAGTTTCGATCTGGCACTAGAAAGAGATACTAGAGATTTTGTTCGTATCAATCCTTACAGTGTTCCTTTCTATTGGGCCACAGTTTTTATATTCAATAAAACAGCGTTAACAGAAAGTTTCTTTGTGTTAGTAGAGTATATAAAAAACAATTGGATTTATTTTAGGACCTTGTACAATATCAATGCGCAGACGTATAGAAACGATTTTGCATTCAGCATTGCAATACACATAATGAATGGAAAAACAGCAGGCGATTTTGCTACAGAACTTCCGGGGAAAATGGTTTATATCAGTGATCGTGATTTGTTGCTAGATGCCAAAGAAGATAAAATGAATTTTCTAGTACAGAAGCATAAATTTTATGGTGAATATACTGCTGTTAAAACTTCAGGCATTGATATTCATGTTATGAATAAATTCAGTCTAAGTAGATATATTTCTGGGGAATCTGGTGTCTAAAGGATTTGTCGTATTTGCACAAAACACACAAAAGACAGACTATGTCAAACAGGCCTATGCACTGGCATTGAGTATCAAACACAGTCAATCTACAACAACTTTGGTATCAATAGTTACTAATGATCCTGTTCCTAAAAAATATCACAAAGTATTCGATCAAATAATTCCTATTCCCTGGTTCACAACAGCAGGTGATAGTCCGTTGGCCGCGGAGCATCGTTGGAAATTATATCACTGTACTCCGTATGACGAGACAATTGTATTAGACACTGATATGCTGTTGCTAGAAGATATTTCAGAATGGTGGCATTATTGTAGGAATTATGATGTTAAATTTTGCTCACGTATAAAGAATCACAAACTTGATTCAGTAGTTGACAACATACACAGAAAAGCATTTGTAGCGAACAAACTTACTAATCCTTATTATGCTCTACACTATTTCAAGAAGAATGATAAAGCATTGGAATTTTATCGTGTGCTAGAATTTGTATGCAACAATTGGCAATGGTGTTGGACTACGTTTGCTCCCGACTTTTACCAAAATTGGTTAAGTATGGATCTAGCTGTGGCTGTGACAATTGAAATCGTAGGAGAGTATAATTACACAGTTGACTCGTGTAGTCCTTTAGAATTTATACACATGAAAATCCCATTGCAAGATTGGCCTGCTAGTGCAGACAGATGGCAGGATACAGTACCTTGGATTTTAAATAATCAAGGGGAGCTGATAGTTTCTAATATTAAACAAACTAAATTATTTCACTATGTGGAAAAAGACTTTGTAACAGCGTCTATACTGAAGCAATTGGAAAAACTAAATCATGTCTAGCAAATACATAATACCTCCAAAACAACAGTATTGGGCTCACTACAATAAGACAACAGGCGTAATCCGCAGTGCATCAAACGAGCCAACCACCCTGGATGAAGGTAGTATTGAGATTACCTATGACGAATACAAGTTATTTGCTGAAGGTCAGAAAAAATTACATGAGCATATGATAGGTTATGCTAGAACAGTGGATGGTACTACACAAAAAACTATAATACAAATAGCCGAACAACTGTATGGATTTAGGAACAATATATTTGAATGGATCAATGAACCTCCTACTCGAAATACCGAACTAACAGTGACTTGGAATAGACAAGCAAAAACATGGAATTTTACACTGAGCAAAAAGGCTAAAAAAAGAATAGCCAATGATCTGTTAACTAAGACAATATTTTTCATCATGCTTAACAATGATTTTGATTTTTTGATACGCAATATTGTTATAGATGTATCTGAGTTGGTAGAGAAAGAAAGTATAACAGTGCCGTTTGAAAGCAAGATAGAAACAAATATTGAAAAGATCTCAGTGTCGTGCCAGATATTATTTCAAGGTTATGGATTAAAAATAAATGGATAAAATTAAAATTATAGAACAAGATATTATTTTTCTCAGCTATGACGAACCTAATGCTGAAAAAAATTATGCAGATTTATTAGCCAAAGTGCCATGGGCTAAACGTGTACACGGAGTTAAAGGTAGTGATGCCGCCCACAAAGCCTGCGCCAAACTAAGCGAAACAGAATACTTTGTTACTGTAGACGCAGATAACATTGTAGATCCCAAGTTTTTAGAAGTAGAAATTGATCTGGATGAATTGGGTCTGACTAAGGAAAATGTTTTCAGTTGGTGCGGCAAGATTCATGTCAATGGACTCATGTATGGTAACGGTGGCCTTAAACTATGGACACGTAAGTTTGTTAACGAAATGCGCACTCACGAAAATGCTGTAGTAGATGATGTAAAGGGTAGAGTAGAATTTTGTTTTGATGATCGTTACTATCAATTCAATGACAATTATTCAGAGAGCTATACCAATGCAACACCATTTCAAGCATGGCGGGCAGGATTCCGTGAAGGTGTTAAGATGAGTCTTAATCAGGGAATAAAAACAAATGATGTAAAAAAAGTGTGGTGGCAAAATTATCATAGGCTACTTGTTTGGTGCACAGTTGGAGCAGATGTTGAACATGGTGTTTGGTCAATATTGGGAGCAAGAGAAGGGTGTTACATGACCATGTTTACAGATTGGGATTATGCCAATGTTAGAGATTTTGAATGGTTGACAAATCATTGGGAAACTACTCATGAGCAAGCAGAGCCAGAAAAAATTACAGAATATATAAATTTTCTAGGCAAGTATCTTATGAAACATAGTGAGTTAGAAATTGCCAACCTAGATCCAGCCGGTAGTAAGTTCTTCAAGACAGTGTATCAAAACACTCCTAGGATTTTAAGAAGAAGATAATGTACGACATAGTATTCATATCTTATAACGAACCTGATGCAGAAGAAAATTTTGCCAGTCTAAAGGCACGATTTCCTAGAGTCAAACGTGTCAGCGGAGTTAAGGGAATTCATCAAGCACACATAGCTGCCGCCAAGAAATGCTTTACTCGTATGTTTTGGGTAGTGGATGGCGATGCTGTTATTCTAAATGATTTTAATTTTGATTATAAAGTACCCGATGACGAGTTAGATGTAGTTCATGTTTGGCGCAGTATAAATCCTATTAATAGTTTGAGTTATGGATACGGTGGTGCAAAACTTCTACCAAAACAATTAACCATCAATATGGATACAACTACTACTGACATGACCATGAGCATTAGCAGTAAGTTTAAAGCAATGCCAGAGATCAGTAATATCACAGCATTTAATACAGATGCATTCAGTACCTGGCGTAGCGCCTTTAGAGAGTGTTGTAAACTAGCAGTAATTAACAATGAAGAATCGTTAGCTAGATTAGACGTATGGTGCCAACTAAATGACTCTGCTCCTTATGGATTTTATGCCTATTCAGGCGCACTTGTGGGGCAAGCATACGGTGAAAAAAATGCCTCCGATAAAGAGGCATTATCTAAGATAAATGATTTTACTTGGCTAGAAGCTCTGTGGCTAGCGGAAAAATCTCAGCTATCACTTTAGCACAAGCAATGGCAACTTCTTGATGCTCTTTCTGTGTACCATTAGCACTACGCAATTCAATAAAGTGAATCCAACTACGCAGTGTTCCGTTCATATATAACCGACTTTCAATAAGCCCTTCTGGTAAGACAGCACGAGCTTGTTCCTTTGCTATACCATTAGCGATAGCCCACTCGTACTCTCTTTGTGCGGCATATATAACTCTTTTTTGAGCACGTTCCCATTCGTTCTGTAGCAGTTGATCTTCGACTGGGATACTGTTTTGTCTATTGGCAGTGTCTTGGAGTCGTGCTTCTCGCAATACAAACGACAGGTCTTTAGTAGGATCAGCATATCGCTGACTGAATTCTTGAAAGCTGAAGCTACGATGTCTGAGGATCTGTCGTGCAATATCTCTGGTGGTGGTAATTTCGATACAGGCGGAGACCATTTCGAGTGGGCTCCAGTGTTGGTGTTTGACCAAGTATCTGATGAGTTTGTCGGATGTTTCTGTGTTAAGTTGATTGCTTGGATTGGACACACGGGCGCAATACGCAATGAGTTCCTGTGCATCTTCAATGCCAATATCTGCGAATTCCTGTGTGGGTTGGGAGTAACTGAGTAATCGAACATGCATTATTTATAACTTCTTTTTCTTTAAAAATTGTTGAGTTAGTTTTTCCATATCCTTACGAATACGATCTGTATCTAACTTGAAGTCAACATTATGTATATTGTCTTCATAGTTTTGACACACTTCGGCTAGATTTTTTTCAAAAGACCCCCATCCCTCACGGCGTGTCTTAGCTGTTATTTTTATTTCCCAAGTTTTACCATCTTTAAAATTGACCAAAACGGTATGGAGATACCTAAGAGGCATTACATTCAAATATACCTCACCAAATACTTCTGGCCAATGTGCGATAACATCCTTGGGAAGATTTCGTCTTCCCGATTTTGTCACGCAGTATCTTTAACCGTTTTCTTTACTGTAGGAGCAAGTTCTTCAGCTTTACGACGCATTGCCGCCGCCTGTTTAGCTAGAGCATCTGCTTGACTACGATAGTGTTTGGCTTCAGCTTCTGGACTATCAAATGTCAACGGAGCACTGGCTGTGACTGTAGGTGCTACTGAAGCTTCCAATACTGGTGCTTTGGTTACATCAGCATCTTTGCTAGGAATATTGGAATCTTTCATAGCTAGATCATCTACTGCTACACCACGTTGTTCAGCAATAATTTGATTCAATTCGGATAGTGCAATAGCAACACCCGGAGTCGGAGTCATCTCAATATTGCTAGTGGGAGCCTTGATCAAACGACCCGATGCGTGTAACGCTGGCAACATAGTCGATCCATCTGGGAACTGTGTGCGAGCCAATGCGTCTGCAAATTCAGTTGCATCCTGACCGGTTCCACTTTCGACCAAATTAATAATGGCGTCATGATAAATGTCAGGTAAATTCTCTGTTGGGATAATCAAGCAACTATACGCATCACCTGGTAATGTACGATACGCCACTATACATTTTTTATTAGTGGCTTTGACACGTGCCACGTGTTTGAGTTCTTTAGCCATATTATGCTCCGGTAGCAGGTGCTGTAGCAGGTGCTGGTTGTTGTGTTCCGTCGGCGGGTTGTTGTTTAGCGACCAGTTCTAAGAATGCTGTCAACTTGTTGTAAGTTTGGCCAACTGCAACCATTTCATTGGGTTTGAATGCGCCACGTGAGCTAGCAATATCAATAATAACTTTCATGGCGTTAAGATCGTTAATAGTTAGATCTGTGCCAGAAGCTGTTGGATCTGCTTGCTGTGGTGTTTGTGCTGTATCAGTCATGGTATCTCCTTAATATAATCTGTACGTATATAATTATCTCTGTGATAAATGTGGACAGGCAATCGTGAAAAAACTTAATTCTTTTTCACTTTCAAAACCTATCTGTGTATTGTATACAATAGTGTTGGTGTTGTCTAAAGCAATTCCTTGCCCTATATAGTACCTATTATTTAAATGATGTCGTATCCATAGATCTATGGATTTGAGCATTGTTGGATTGTATCGATCCAAGTATGTGTACTTGAAATGCGGACAGGCAAATTCAACCCTCCGTAGACCAAAATAGTTTAGAGGATTTGGTTTGCCTGTCTTCAGTGCCATTACACTGATACCTTAGCTTGTTCGTAATAAGCATATTCTCCAAAAGGTGGAACAATCTTATCATTGCCGTGGATGATGAATACTGTGTCGCAGTAATTTTCATCACCCCAACTGCCCCAGGGGTAACCGTCTGTGAACATGATAAACTTCTTAGGCTGAATGTCGTGTTCTTTCATGTAGTCCCAGTTGACATCAAATTCAGTACCACCACCGCCCATTGGTTCGTAGTGATCGAACTCGTCCATGGAGTATCCGTCAAAATCTGCTTCGTTGTATACACTAGTATCAAAGCACCATACTTTAATTTTAAAGTCTTGGTACTCCTGCATAATACCTTTGATCTCACTCAAGAAATCTTTGGCTTGCTCGTCACCGATTGATCCTGACATGTCAATACTTACACAGATGTCAATAGTCTCTTGGAATTGTGTGCCGGGTAATACTGCACCAATGTGCCAACCTTTACGGTTAGGGCGCATAAAAGAATAATCGTTCTTGATAATACTTTGTATTTGTTGACGAAGAATTTCACGCCAATTCATCTTTGGCTCTGTTAATTCTTTGATCATACGTTGTATACTAGCAGGAGTGTTACCAGCGCCTGCGGCCTGTGCGGCCTGAATAGTAGCTTCACGCATTTCGTCACGGATTTCTTTTAATTCTTCTTTAGTATAGCTGGGACGACCGTCCTTGCCTTCTGAACCCCAGTCGATATGTTCATCAAGCAGTTGACCCAATGCTTCAAGTTGTTTCTTATCCATTTCATCAAAAATACGATCATACACTTCTTCTGCACCCATACCGTAGTATTTGGCATCGTGAAAGATTTTGATATCTGGAATTTGATGATCACCAATATGATCTCGGACCAATTGTCCATTTACACAGTAGTCAGCGGCAATGTTAAAAATCTGGGGATCACGGCCTTCGCGACGCCCCATGTGATCAAACACATTGTGTAGGATTTCATGTGCAATTACAAACTCTACTTGTTTGACAGTAAGTTTTTCGAAAAACTCACGACAGAAGAAGATATGGCGTCCGTCAGTTGCGGCAGTAGGTAACCATTTTTCTGCTTCTTGTATTTTTAGGCGTGTAGCCATATTGCCAAAAAACGGATGTTTCAAAAGCAAACTAACACGAGCTACAATAATTTTGTCTATGACCGGATCTGTATGCGACATTTCTGCTCCTAATTTTTTACTATAAGTATATTATAACACCTCCCGAAGGAGGTGTCAACCAATCTTATTTCTCTGTGGCTTGTGCAATATACTTACCAAACTTTTGGTGGAAAGCGTCAAAACATTTAATTTCATCCGGATCTAATGGCAACTTATAAGTGCTTAGTGCCAATTTAGTGCCCATAATAACCAACTCAGTTTCGAAATTGTTCATCAAGAATTCGAAAAAGTTGTTAGTCATGTCATTCCAATTTTTGGCTTTCTTGTCGCATGCGTCTTTGAGCTCGTAGCACAATGATACAGTCAATGAATACATTGCTGAAATTTCTTTTGAGTCCATTTTCTTGACCTTGCCTGACAAGATATCCTGCGGGTTAGGCATTTTGCTGGCATGTTTGCGGTGTGCCATAAACTTCACAGCCAGACCTTCACCTACAGAACCTGACACTAAATCGGTTAGTGTGTCATTGTCGCAGTCGTCATCTGTAAGCAATTCGCTAACGAACGACCAAGAGCGTGGAGTAGCAAATGAGCGTGAGCTAGATTTTGGATCAAAATCATACAAGTCTTTCTTGCTAAAGGTCAAGTATCCAATAACATCTGGATGGATATTGTTGTCTACGGCCCAGTCAAAGTAGTCATCCCAATCTACAGCCATTTCCAAGTGAACAAAACGGTTTGCCAACGGACTTGGCATACGATATGATACACCTTTGTCTGTTTCACGGTTGCCTGCGGCAACCATCACTACATTGTCTGGCAGTTCATAAGTACCGCATTTACGATTAAGAACCAGTTGATAAGCCGCGGCTTGTACGCTGGGAGCGGCGCTGTTCAATTCATCCATGAACAAGATGATAGTTTTGTGATTTTTAGCAAACTCTTTGCTAGGCAATTCTGAAGGAGGAGCCCATTTCATTGTGCCATCGATTGAGTCAAAGTATGGAATACCTTTGATGTCTGTTGGTTCCCATAGACTCAAACGGATATCGATAACATGGGCATCAAGTTCTGTACCCAATTGTTTGATAATATCTGACTTGCCAATACCCGGAGGACCCCAGATAAAGATAGGACGTTTTGTATTAAACGCCTTACGAAGACTTTTCTTTGCACCCTTTGGGCCTACTGTACGGGTTACTAGTTCTGATGCCATTTTGTTTCCTATCTTAAGTTGGGATTAAATTTGTTACGCTATGTAAGTATTATAGCACCAACTAGACCTTATGTCAATTAGAATTTAGATCTTTTTCACGCTCTTTCATGGCTTTTATTAGTCCAAATTTTCTAATGTCGTCACTAAACAACATAAGCTCAAAATTCTTGCGCTCTGTGAACACAGTGATTGAAAGGGGAGTTAGATAGTAAGGACAGTCCAAATATCTTTCCAAAAATATAATAGTTTGGGGGCTCAGCTCAATTGGTTCGGTAAATGGCACTTCGTAAGCTCTAAGTTCCAAATCGTTAACCAAAAAGGCATATCCGTCGTCACTTAATCTAAATGCGGTTTGTTTGCCTGCACGATTACTTTGCCACCAGTTGCGTGAGTACAACTTTACATTTACATCGTCTGTTGTTTTGCCCCACTGCTGTAAAAATATCTTAGTGTAGGCATCCTGTGTCATCATTTTAGTATAGTGCCCTGAGTAAGGGTAATCACTTGAAAATCTTCACAGCCAAACATGAGATTTAATTTTTTGGCTAGATTAAGAGCATGCCCTGGATTAGAGAATGAAACTTTTTTGTATTTTGGTCCAGGATAGGAGGTAAGACTATTGAAACTTTTCAAATTGAATGGCTCGTTCTTGTAGAACACAGCCCAAATGGCTTCAGCTTCTAAAATCTGTTCAGATTTGTAAGTTTTTTTATTTGTGTACTCTAACAGTACTTTTGGCTTAGGTCTAGACATAGTGCGTATCCTAGTAATATACGCATATATTTATCTTCTATTCAGTGTATAAACCAGGCTTTAATTCAGTATCCATGTTCCATGAAATAATGGTTTTACGCTTTGTACTGCTGTTAATAGGTGCTCTATGTATAACATAACTTGGGAATGTTAAAATGTCGCCTTCTTTAACATCAAACTCTCCGATAGTAGTTTGATTGTATGGATCTATGAATTGTGTTTTAGGACAATCATACGGAAGTTCTAAGAAGTATACATTAGTCCAGTTGCTTCCGTGTACATGCCAACCGTGTAATGAATTTTGTTCATACTGCTGAAACCAAATTTCTCTAAGTTTAAATTCAGCATACCCTAACATATCGGTTACTTGCTGAAGATGTGCCAATAGTGATGGCTTAATAACTTGCAACCAGGGTCGATTGTAATCCCATCGACTAGTATTCCAGTCGCATCGGGTAATATCAACGGCGTCTTCAGTTTCAACTAATCGATCAAATTCTTTTTGATTGTTAATCTCATTAAGGATTTGATTTTTAAGTTCTAAGTGGTCTTTGAATTCGCCAATAACATATGGGCTATTAAGATTTATTTTCTTCAAAGCCACCGCCATCTATTTCAATTTGCACTTCTTCTTGCTGTACATGACTCTTCAAAGCATTAAACATGCTTTCATAGTCTTGTCGTACCTGTTCCATCAGTTCAACAAGGGCCAAATTCATTAGTCTAGCCTGTTGAATGGGAATCTTTACTTCTTTGCTTTGTGAAAGTTCTGCGGCACGTAAGAGATGTGCAAACTGTGTAATAGGTGTTAAATTAATCTGATTTTGCATTGGCTAGCACCTGTTTCATCTCAAGTTCATCTTTGAAAGGACCACGATAGTCATTTCGTTCCAATGTTATTAGTTTTGGACAGAATGATTTTACCCAACCTTTATTGAATCTAATAGTGTAATAGCCTGCACAATACAAGCTCTTGCTAGCATTGCTCTTGGTAAACAGGGGTAGTTTGTTGCGTACATCATACATGGCATTGAATGGTTTACCGCTGGTTGGAAATCCATGGCATTCATGTACGTCTGGCGCAGTAACTTTGATTTTGGTGCTGGTCAAAAAGAACCCTTCACCAAAATGTTTAGTTATGTCTTGTTTTTTATTAAACATAACTTCACCTGTAGTACTGCTCAGTACAAATTTGTTATTTTCTTTTTTGTGTAATGTTGCGACCTTAGAGCCGTCTTGCTCCACGATCCAAAATTTACCATCCACAATAGGCTTGGCGTGTAATTCGGTCATTTGTTTCTCCTTATATACTCAGCCCCGGAGGCACTTGAGTAATGTATGTATTTATCTCTCATTGTTGTGGATATTTGGCCTGGAATGGCTCTGCATACTGCTGAATGTTGTCTGAAATTTTCTTCATATCCCACGCATTACAGAACTTCAGCAAGCGAATTCCTACCTGATCTACCGCCTTGGGCACAGCATTAGACTGTACAGTTTCACGTATTTTAGCCTTGATCTCATCAGGTTGTGCTGTGAGATCGCATAGTTGTACATTGCGTTGATAGTCTTCCAACACACGATGTTCTAAACCGTTGTGGTCGACCCAACGTTGGAGCATGAGATTGTTCCAATTATATCCGCGAGTCTTACGATCGGAAAATGCCTCTTGGAGACCAACTTTATTCTTTGTGCCTTTCGTTCGTACACCTGGATAAGCCGAAAAGACATTGTCACTTGTGTCACCCCGCATGCATTTCTCGAACAGCATCCATTCTGGATCTTGTGCAGGCTTAGGCTCGCCAGTCTTTTTGTCTTTAACGGGTTTACCTTTAGCATCAAAGATTCCTTCGTGTGTAATATGCAAATCGCCAACACCATTATATTGGCTTACAGTAGGACTTACCAGCTGTGCAAAGTCTCCGTCTGTTGAGATAATAACATGTTTAGCATCTGGGTGTGCTTGGACCCAACCAGCAATTAGATCATCTGCTTCTAGATTAGGATGTTGCATCACAGTAGCATTGGTCTTCTCTGACACGAACTTTTTAAATTCGTCAAATGCTTCCCAGAACAATTTGTCTTCTTCTTGCTGTCGCTCAGTCAGCGCATCTCTTGCTTCTTGTCTATTGGCCTTGTAGGGCTTGTAATGATCTTTACGCCATGATCGACCTTCAAGGCAGAATACCACGTGAGTACCACCAAAGTCTTGCCATGCTTTCTTGATACTGTTAAAGGTAATATGAAAGGCCATACCCAGTTTGATGTCGCTGGAACCTTGCACCACATGTCTAGCACGAAAAAACGTGTTAGCAGTATCAACTATGATGTGTGTCATTCTATTTGTGCCCTACCATTTGGTAATCTACTTACATTAATATAACCACCGATTGTACGACTTGGGTTAGTCTGTCCAGCTTCGGCTAGCATATTGCCTGCCAAATCTCTAAACCAACGATCTACAATCTCTTCTTCTGGATCACCTTCAAATCCGTATCCAGCTTCCCTTAATTGTACTATAAACTCTGGGTTCCAGTCAAGTTCAAAAAAGCCATTCCGTACATTATCCTTGTTGACATGTGTGTCCAGCACAGCAACCCACGGCTCGCCTCGCTGTGTGGCACGTTCTTTCGGACCCATTTTAGCAGTTTCTTCTGCTTTCTTTGCTTCAGCGGCTCCGGCCAGTGCCACTTCTTTTTCTTTTAGAATATCATCGATACCTAGCCATTTTCTTAATAATTGTTTCATTTGGTGTCCTTACAATCACAATCTCTACCTTGTCTACAATTCCCAGTACAGGCACTGTTGATATTTTTTGGCCATCTTAGGCATAATGCTATCAATATAGCCCAACCAACTATAAAGCAAAATAGAAAAAACATTTTCATCTCCTTATATGCCCAATCGGCCTATAAACCATTTTTTGGCAAATTTACTATAGCGAACTAGATAAATTTTTTTATTCCATTTTAGTCTTAAACCAATACTGCTCATACTAGACAAAGGATAAAAATTTATGCCGTTATCTAATTTATCACCCTCATGTCTAAAGTATATCATTAGGTTCCCCATTCGTTCTTGAATAACGGCACTTGTAAACGGTCGCTGTAACGCAGTCCGTGTTTCATAGCCGCCACTGCTACTGCACGATTGTTCAATGCGTATACGCTTTCAACTCCGCCAATGGGCATTAGATAACAATGTCCTGTAAAGCCGTTTTCTCGATAGATATCCAATGTTTCAATTGCTTCTTCAATATCGTCTTCGGTAGCAACTACAAATTTGAGATAAGTGTGTCCTATATCTTGATATTGCAACAGTACTTCTGGTTTGATAGCTTCATCTCTACTTTCGCCTGAACAACTTAATTTGGCACTGACACTAAATGTAACTTCACGAACTTTAAAATCTTCAGGAAATTGCCACTTCATTAAGTAGTCTTCAAATTCTTTAGTCAAAGATTGAGTGCCATTTGTTTCAAATGTAATTTCTTGTAAGTCTGCCATGCGAGGATGATCTAATAAATCTGGATAAGCCTTTTGCCAACCCAGCAACGGTTCACCGCCAGTTATAACAAGATGTGCATCTTGCCATTTGTTTTCGGGAAGTATCTCCATTGTGCGTTCTACAATAGCATCAGTAGTCAGCATTGGGCTAAGATTCTTAAAGCGTGGATCCCAACTGGCATAGCTGTCACATCCTGTACTAACAAGCGGTAGTTCTTTGTAGTCATTGAACATGTGTACAACTTCAGCAATATCTTCAACTTCTTTGCTTAGTTCACCTTTGGGCATACCAAAGCCTGCACATTTAAAATTACAACCAAATGTACGCAAGAAAACAGACGGTACACCCATGTAACGTCCTTCACCTTGGATACTATAAAATAATTCTGCTATTTTAATTTTACTCATTCACAATCACCTTGTTCTGCTAATTTTGTTACTTTAGCACGTTCTGCCTTGTTTTGTCTAGTATTACGAAAAGATTCTACATCTTCCACTGCACTTAGTAATGTATTAGCATAATTGAATGCCTGTTGTCGACTCATTATCACAGTGGATTCTGT